GCAAAAATTTGCACAACTACGCCTTTAAGTTGCCGACAACCACCCAAGTATCGGTAGCAATCTTGCAACAAGTAGCCACCGCATATTGCGCGTTTGTTTTAAGTTTGCTGCCATCGCTTCGAAGTGTCACGCCTACACCAGCCGTGATCGTTACCTGACCAGCACCAAGTTGCATAATGTTTATCTGCGTACCAATACCGTAAGCGACACTCGAATTAGGCGGAATAGTCAACGCAATTGCAGACCCGTTATCACAAGTAATTAATTTGCCGTCATCAGTCAAAACGGTTGTATAAGTCGTGCCAGTTTGTGCGTTAATCGCGATCATCGCTGTAGCGACCGCATCTAATTCGGCGGCCGTTAAAACCTGCCCTGCGGTGAAATCTTGTCTAGTTGCCATAGTGCCTCACTTTATCCTAAAACATTAGTTGAATTGATGATGCCAAACACCGCGTCGTTCAAAATTAGTTCATAAACGATGGTTGTTGGTGCGGTGAAATACATGATCGAATGACCGTTGCTGACCGTGATGGTGTGTTCTATGCCTTCGACACTTAGTTCCTGCGCTAGTTGTGTTGTGCCTGATCCGCTGGCAAATGTTTTTTCAATGGTGATTGTGTCGCCTATATCGACTATGGCGATTGTGTCGCGCTGCGCTGTGGTTAGTTTGTTTAGGTTGGTTCCAACGGCCGTGTAGCGTGCTTCAGGTTCAGGTGATAGCAGATAATTGGCCAGCGCCAGTGCCGCTGTGTCGTTGTGTAACAGCGAATCTGTGATGCTGGTTGTTTGTATAAAATATTTTGCTTGGCTGGCTGCGTCATCTGCGATTTGTTGGTTTCCGTTAACGATGGCGACCGCTGCCCGATTGATGACTTGATCCGCTTCGAATGATACGCCTAAAGAATCAAATTTGATGTTTGTGCCGTCATCGTGAAAATCTGCGACTGATGCGCTAAGCGTGTTGCCAATGCGTGGCTGAAATGTTAGGTCGCCGTCACGGGACATAAACAATCTACCTTGTTCTGCGCTGTTGATGCGTGTGCAGTATTCGAGAACATTTGTGCCTGCTTCAACTGTGAACGCTGCCGCGCCGCCAAGCGTTTGTGTGCCTGTAGAAATGTCGCGTTGTGCTATCGGGAAATCAACTTCGGGCAAATTTAAAACCGCTGTTAATCGTGCGCTAGACAATTGTTCTGACACATTAAATTCGTCCATGTAAGTTTGTGCCAACAAATAAAAATCGTCTGCACAATAAACCGTCACCGTGTCTAATCCGCCTAGAGCGAAGTTGTAGTCATAATTGACGATGTAGCCGTTAAACAAATATTCTTTGACATTGGTTGTCGAATAGCGTGCTAGTCGCACTTTGCGCATTGGTGCTAATCCTGGTTGCGCTGTCGCTGGGTCGTAGTAAGGACTTAGCGAATCGAACGGATTAAAAATTCCTGTCGTGTCCAACATATTCAGCACCATTGTCCCTGCGCTGAACTGGTCGCCTTGATCGCGTCTGCCGCGCTTCACGCTTATTGAATTGATGCCTGTAGTTACATCAGCAAAATTTGTTGTGCCATCAAGCACATAGGTCGTGTTGTCTAATACGCCTGCAACAGCGTCATCTAAAATAAATGCGTCTTGTATAAATCCTGTGTCAATTTCTAGCGTGTAGTTGCCAGCGCCGACAATTGCTGTGCCTGCCATTACGCAACCTGTATCTGTGCTGGCCCTGCCGACCTGTTGTATGCGCGAATAGCGTTGACAACCGCCTGGCCAATTTCGGCGCTAGTCGACAAACCGCCAGTCACATTAATTGTCACATTTCCCATGCCGCCACCGCGCCCCAACGGCACAACTGCTTCAGGGCCTTTTTCGCCAATCAGCGCCAATGTTGGCGATGTCACTATTCCGCCTTCAGCCAACATCGGTATTTTTGGCACTTCAAAACCTTTGCCACCAAAACCTGGCACCCAATCAGGGAACTTGAACGCCAGTTTGCCGATGGTGCTGTTCCATAGTTTTGCGATGGCGTTAAAGATTGAACGGTAAATGTTTAGCACGCCTGTTATGTAATCTTTCAAAAAATCTAAACTGGCTGTAACACCGTTTTTAATAAAACTAAACACCGCGTCGACCGTTTCGCGCACAACATCAAATTTTTTGTACAGCACAACCAACGCCGCAACGAACGCAACAATGCCCAAAATGACTAGCGCAATCGGATTGGCTGACATAACAAAATTGAACGCAGCCTGCGCGGCTGTGGCGATCTGTGTGGCGATAGTCCAGGCTTTAATTGCAACATTGGCGACGACGATGGCGGCCGCAAAACCGCCGATCACGCCAGCGATGATCAAAAATGTTGTGGTGTTTTCTTGTGCCCATTCCGCCATTGGTTCTAACAATTCCAACAGTTTTTGCAACACGGGCAACAATGCCATTCCGATTGATTCTTTTGTTTCGTCCATCGCTATTTTCATGCCAGCCATACGGCCTTCAAATGACATCGCTGCTGTTGTCGCTGCACCGCCAAACGATGTCGCTAACGCATCGGTAATTTCTTGCATGCTTGATTCGGAATCAATTACGCCTTTAAGCGATGGGTCTAATTTGGTTAGCGCAGCAGTTGACCCGTTGTACGCTTTGCCTAACGCCAGCGTTACCGTTTCCAAGTCTTTGCCTGTTGCCGCGCTGATGTCTAAAGCCGTATTCATCAAATCTTGTGCAGCCTCAACCGATCCAGTCGACCTAACTAGATTTGACATTGCTGGCCTCAACTGGTCATCAGCAACCGCGAACGCGCGTGACATGCCCGAAATAAAATCCTCATTGGCGGCGATTGCTTCCTCAGTAGCGCCAGCGCTGGTTCGCAACTGTTGCGCTAAAAGTTCCTGCGCTTTTTGATCCTCAACAGCCGATTTAGTTGCCAAACCTAAACCTGTTGCCAAACCACCCAAAACACCAATTGCAGGCAACATCGCTTTTTTTAACGCAAACGCAGATTTAGCGCCAGCGCCTTCCAACTGTTGAAATTCGGCCATCGCTTTAGATATGCCTTTGCCATCAAATTCGGTGACGATAGGTATAGATACAGCCATTAGTTCAATTCCTTTCGCACGCGTTCCATCAGTCGATCAATTAATGTTTCGACTTCGCCTTCAACTTGGTTTTTGTTTCGTTCCCATGCTGGCCAAACAAACCGCGATGCAGTGCCATATTTGGCGCTTAAACTTTGCACCATTTGACCGCCTTGTCGTGTTGGCACTTTGCCTTTTCCTGACATGTCCAACAACGCCGCACTAGGGCCTGTGTAGCGAACAAAGAATGTCGCCAGGTTTGTTGACGCGCCACGAAATTCCCTAACCTTTTTGCCTGATACACCTGACGCAACTTTGTTTTGTTTGTCGCTGTACGGGAACATTTGAAAACCTGACGCTGTTGTCCATTTGCGCGCCATACCTGATAATGGTGCGGATTTCGGCAATTTGGCTTTGATGTCGTTTGTGACTGGTGCGGTGATCTGTTTGAAATCTTTTGTCAGATCGCGGCGCGCTTGTTTGTCGATGCTGTTCAATACGCGCAAAGCATCTTTGACACCGACAACTGTTGTGGTTGCGCTAATGCTGTCAGCCATTTCGGGCCTTGCGTTCTTTGTTAATTAATTCAATAACCGTGTTCATATCGTCGATTTCAAACGATATTTCAGCAGGCCAAAAACCAGTCGCCACAAGAATCTGCGCTAATCCGTAGCGGTATGAACCGCGTCTACTTTTGGGTCATTGACCGCCTTAGGCAGACAAGACTTTAACGATTTTAAATAATCATCAAACATGGCTGGAACCGTAATACCTGACATTTTTGATGCCTCATAAGCCAAATACGCTAAATCCTCTTGCCCGATAGCGCTGCCAAGTTCTGATGCTTTGCGCTTGTATTTGCGTTCCCATAAAACAGTGGTGAACAATGTTGTTTCGACTGTGACTGGATCGCTTCCATCTAGGAATTGAACTTCTAGTGATAATTGCATTATTTGCCTTTCTCGGTACAGCCTTTATCAGACTGGCTTGTTTTTTTAGTTTTCAGCGGCCAATGCCGCGCGATCATGCGACCGCTTTAGTCAATACGCCGCCAGTAAATGTCAGCGTGATTGTCGACAGTTCGCCAAGTGATGCGTTAATCGGTGTGTGCGATTCAAGATAAGCGCCTGTCAATGTGTAGATCGGATTTGTTGCCGATGCTGCGCCAGTTGCTGGTGCGAGCACAATGTTTGTCGTGATGCCAACCAAACCGTAAATTGTGGCCTCAGTTTCGCTGCCTGCGTAAGATTGATACAGTTCAATTTCAACGCTGTTGTTTTGCAACGATGTCACGGTTGATGCGCCATATTTGCGTGCTGTGTCACCAAACGCGGTTGTTTCTAATTGTTCGTAAACATAGTTCAATGTTGCGCTGGTGCATTGGTCGCGCAAATCAACGCTGTTGATGGTCACATTTGGATTCGATAGATAGACGCTGGTTGCCATGTTTTATTCCTTTTCGTTTGTGTCTTTAGTTTTAGCAGGTTTTTTGACGGTCTGTGTGGATATATGGCCGCCTTCGACTAGCGCTTCAATGTTTACGCCATCTAGATCGGCGCTGGTGACAACATCGCCAGGTTTAAAACCTGCAAGTCTTGCCGATGTAACTATGTAATTTGCCATGTTTGTTTCCTATGCCGTTTGTGCTTGAACATTTGCGGTCACTTCGTAACTTGGATATTCAACGCCGCCTATAAGCGTACTAGTCGGCCTGCCATCGGTAACGGCAATATTGGCCGCCAGTACCTTCGACATGATGTTTAATAACGACCGTTGCGCGTCTAGGTTGGCTGGCCCTAGCGTAATGATTTTGACGGGAAACATTAATTTGACGATGTTGTAGTTCCAAGCATCAAACGATGGCGCGTCAATAAACACGCATGGCGGCACAAGGTTTCTAGGGTCGTTCACTACCTGTAAACCGCTAACGGCTGTCAGCGTGGCTGTGAGATCGTCTAACGCCTCGTTAAACAAATCGGTAAAGGCAACAGGCATCAGGCCACCTGTGGACGATCGACACCTAACAGTTGTTTAACCAATGGCGACAAACCGTTCGTTGATCCTGTCGACATGCCATCAAATGATGCAAAGTCTGTTATTGATCCGCGTTGACGGTACAGCGCGCCACCGTACATGACGGTTGCTAATTTGACATCTTGGCTTGGCACAACAGTCAACGAATCGGCGTATCCGACTTCCTGCCTGCGACGGTAACAAAACGCATTCGAAGCGGCTGCACAGATCGTTAGGAATGTTGTGTCGCCTGCCGTTGCTGTGCCTATGCCGATCCAATCCTCGATGTCGGTTGCTGTGATCCATGTGCATGTTTGCGTGTATGTGACAACACCTGAATAGTCGGCAACAAATTCGACATCGCTACCTGTGCAGGCATACAAAATTTGGTTTGGCACGGCGACATTTGTGTTATATAAAAATTCGCCAGTTTCACCATCAACACCTGTGAACAGATATTGCGGTAACGCTAAAACTGTGAATGTTCCACTAAATGGCGAAGCCAAAACCGAAACTGCTATTGATTCGCCTAACGCGATCTCTTGCGCTTCAAGCGTAGATATGCATGCGTAGTTGTCTAATAGTTGTTTCGTGGCTGTTTTATATGTTGCCATAGGCGGTTTGGCCGCCTACGACTAGGCAATCGCGATTGATTGAATGAACGACGATTTGGCAACGAATGTCGCAAAGTAGCCGTAGTAACTGAATGTGCGACTAAGTGTTGACGGTACTTCAACCGACAAAATGCCTTTTTGCTGTTCGTACACTTCGAAACCTGGTGCGTATACAACAAGCATGGTGTTTGCTGCGAAGTTGTTGTCAACTACCAACTGCAAACCAAGTGGATTCATCGAATTGTAAGTCAAGTTGCCTGACGCTGTGCCAAGACCGTTTTGCTGAACAAAGTTTTGTCCATTTACGGCTGGGAACAATGGACGCTTGCTCGAATCCAATTGTGAACCAAGTTTTTCCCATACGATTGGATCGACAAAAAGATGAGTCGGGAAGTAGTTGCTGTCCTCAGCGATTTCGCGTGCTGCGTCAAACAACGAATTAACCAACGATGTTGGGTCGCCTGCGGTTACTGTCCATGTCGAGCCTGACGCTGTTTTGCCTGCAACCATGTTGTCGGCTGCGATGTTGTCAGTTGCGATCAGGTATTCGCCTGCAAGATCGTTCAAGATCAAGTTCATCGCGGCTGGATCGGTAAAATCCATGTCCTGAACCGACAAAGTGACTTGACCTGCAACAGTTGTTTTTGTGACGACATTTGATGCGATCACCATTGTTGTTGCACTTGCTGCAGCGCCTTCGGTTTGTGTTGCTGCGCTTGTGTGCGTGGTAATCGTTGGTCGAATAAATGTTTTGCTTGGTGTGTTCGGCATTGAACGAGCGCCCAACGCTGAAACGACTGGTCGCACAAAATTCAAATCTTGAAATAGTGGCCCAAGTACCGGAACTGGCAAAAGACCAGGTGTGTCTGTCGTGAGTACATCGCCTGCGGCTGCTTGTAACGCAGTTTGATTTTTGCGGTTAGCCGACTGAAATGCTTGATTGACTTTTGCAAAAGTGTCGCCACCGATGTGCATAGCGGCAAGGTATTCGCCTGCGCTTGGCATTTTAAATTCTTGTTTTGGTTGTGCCCAAAGTTTGTCAACAGTTGATTGTGCTGCTTCAACTACTGGTGCTTCGATTTTGTCGGTCATGTCTGTTTCCTTTGTTGTGTCTTGATCTGATTGTATAGCAGGTTCTGTTGGTGTTTCGTGGATACTCTCGTCGGCTGGTTTGCTGGCCGCAACATGTTCAATAATTGCACCGCTAAAAGCGCCTTGACTAACCAGCGACAATTCGGTCCATTCAGCAGATTCGATAATCATTGTGCCATCGTCGTCGTAACTGAATTTGATCGGATTGACACCAACTGAAACCGCATCTATAACGCCGTCATTTGCAAGCGTCAAATATTCGTCGCCTAGTCGAGTAGCGCTGATCTTGGCCGTAAACATCATGCCTTCAGCAGTATCTACGCGATCCACCAGTTTGCCAATAATTTGGTTGCTGTCATGCTGTCCAAAAAGTTTCGGGTCGCGACCCGTGACTGGTAACGACCCTTGCAAAAATCTTACTCGTGTACCGTCTGAAACTGTGGCTGTTTCGTCGTAGGTGACTGCAACGCCGCTGATTGATCGGCGCGGCAATCCGTCTGCCGCTGCCGCATCAACCGTGATCTGTGAGGGGACTAATTTGATCATGATGGTGATACTACACTTTCTGTTTCGGTTGTTTCGCGCATTTCGTCCATTGAGTATTCGCCTTTCAAATATTGTTCTACATCAAATTCGACATATGTGCCGTTTGGTAGCACATTGTTTTGGCTGAGTGTGCCAGCAATGCAATCGGCATAAGCGCGAACGCCAAATGTCCACAAATCCATGCGGCTTTCAGCGCTCGACTGGTACGAATATGATCCGACGCTGATGCCTGCAAGGTATGGCGGAATGTTGCACAATCGGGCCATTTCCATAGCCTGAAATTCGGCGCTATCAATCAACAACATTTTGTCAGGTGATGTCAATGTTTCTGTGTAGGTAACAAATTCATTTAGTGCGGCTGTTTGGTTTGTTTCGCGTGCCGCGTTAAATGATGCCGCTAAGTCTGCAAGTTCTTGTGCGCTTAATGGTTCGCCACCTGTTTGTCGAAGTACGCCAGCAGGAATGGCCGATGATGCGTTTCTGTAGCGTGCGTTTTCAAGTTTTAGCGCAGTTGCGACGGCCTGTTCAGACATGTAAATAATGCCCTGTATTGGTGACAAGAATTGGATTACATCGTCAGGATTTAATTCAGCGCCTTGAAACATGATTTGTTTTGATGGCGCAAACCAAACTGGGCCCGATTGGTCGAGTGTCTGCACCATCGCAGCAGGTATGCGTGTAAACGCCGTTGGATAATTATCAGCCGTCCTTGCAGTCACATAAAGGAACGATCTGCCAAAGAAAAAAAGATCGTCAAAAATCCATGCAAGCAAAAACGAATTTGGCACACTCGGATCGATGCGACGCAACCAAGTGCGTGGCGCTAACGGCACTTTTTCCATTTCGTTGCCGTTCCAAATTTCGGTGTACATCTTTAAATTCATGCAACTGATGACGCTGGCCATTAGATCGCGCGCACGACTAATTGTTGGCACACTCATCGCACGATTGCGCGCAGGGCCTTCAATGTACGAATAATATTGGCCGATCATTTGCGCGCCACCATTGTTCACGCTGTTGGTGTAATAACTTGTGCTACCGGCAGCAGCCGCTTTTTGTGGTTGTGGCGATATTGCGGCCTTGCTGACTGTGCGATTAAAAATGCCCATGCGCTAAGTATGCCACCAAATTAAATCACCGTTGTGTATAGGCGACCGCCAATCCGTAACCGAGAAAGTAAGGCATCAACGGCCGCCCGACAAAATACTAGCCACCAGCCACAACAATCATTGGTTTACCTGTCGTGGTTGGTCGTGATGCCAGCGCCGCTGACCAAACCAAACAACGCGCTAATTCGATTGGGCCTGGCGATCGTTGCGATGATAATGCGATGCTGTTTTGTGACCGTACTGCGACCGCACGCTGAACATGTTCGGCCAGCATTGTTTCGCCTGTGTGCCACAACAGTTTTTCGTGAATCATTGACCGTATGCGCGGCGTAAATTTTAAGATTTCTGCGTAGCCGACAACGATTCGTCTGCGCTCTAACGCGGTTGGCCAATGAATGTCAATTGATGGCGATATAGCAAATTTGACTGTCGGGTCTTTAGCAATTTGGTTGACTTCGCCGATCATTTGGTCGTATGTGTCGGCCACGAACGCGACCGTGACAACTGTGCGACGGTCAGCCAACACAACTGATCTGACACCAAAATAGCGTTCGTCTGTTAGTGATGATTCGATGGCGACAACACCGCCAGCAGGTATTGGGTCGGCATATTCCAGTTCTGTCCAAATTCCTGGCTGTATCCACGATTTGTCGCTGGCCACCCATAAATTGCACGATGCCCGTAAGAAACTTATGCGGTCAGGATTTTCGGATTCGGCTTCAATTGTTTTCATGTCGAGTGTCGTTCCAAGCGCAGGATTTGCGTATGGCCAAGCCTGTGGATTCATTGGTGATAAGTCTGGCGGCGGTGACCATTCCGCAAAATAAAGTGTTGACGGTTCATGTTTGTCAATTTGTCGCAATCCTTGTTCACGCCAACGCAACATCGCGGTACTGGCTTCTGTGCCTGCCGTAGACCACATAGATAGCAACGGTGATCGTTGTGCGCGTTGCGCTGGCAAAAGTCCACCGTCCACGACTTCGCGGTTGATGTCCCAGCACTCATCAGCCACGATCAGGCTGGCTGACATGCCATGACCGACAGAATTGTTAGCGGCCCGAATAAACCAGCGCGACCCATCAGGCATCGTCACACTATTGCGACCATAACTAGACATCAATTTGGCGTTAAAACTTTTCTGCAAAATCGGTGCAAGATAGTCATACAACATCACAGCCAAATCCAGGCGATGCGCTGTAGACAACACAGTCTGCGGTTTATCACGCACACTCGACATAGAAGTCAACCACCAACCAACCAACGCAGCCAACGCGACCGTCTTACCGTTCTGCCGCGCCGTAGAAACCAAAGAATAACGATGCACCAAATCACCATCATCACCAAACGCCAACTGGCCATCAAGAACACGCTTCTGCCAATCCATCAAATCCATATTCAGGTATTGGGCAGACCACTCAGCCACCTCAGACCCAAACGATCCAGCGTGATCCGCCACCACCGTTTCCAATCTTGGCTGAGCATGGCCAATCAACGCCAGTTCAGGCTGATCGTTTGCGATAGAGAATGATTGGGTCGGGGTGATTTGTTTTTGCTCATAAAAAACCGATTTTGTTTTCTTTG